ACAATTGAGATGCAATCTATAAGCACAACAACTGGTTATGTGTTGAGTGTTGGACCAGATGCATACAAAGATAAAACAAGATTCCCGGAAGGTCCGTGGTGTAAAGAGAAAGACTGGGTCATTTTTGGAAGATACGCAGGCTCAAGACTAAGTATTGAAGGTGGAGAGATACGTATTTTAAATGATGACGAAATTTTAGCAACAATCAAGAATCCTGAGGATATCTTGCATTTATATTAATAACATGGAGGAACCATGCCTGAACAGCAAATAAACACAGCAAAAGATGAACCTGTTGTGAATGTCCCTTCCGAAGGTGACTCAGTCGATGTCGATTTGAAAGAGGACAATAAAAAAGAAGTAAAGGATGATACTCAACCACAAGTAGTAACCGAAAGTTCTGAAGGTGAAGAGTTAGAGGACTACAGTGATAAAGTAAAATCTAGAATTAACAAACTCACGGGTAAATTACGTGAGGCAGAGAGAAGAGAACAAGCTTCTTTTCAATATGCGAAGCGTGTCGCAGATGAAAATAAGAAGTTGAAAGCACAGAAAAATAGCTTAGATAATTCTTATATACAAGAATTTGCAGCTAGAACTGAAATAGAGACTAAAAAAGCAGAACAAGATCTGCAAAGTGCTATACAAGCAGGGGATGCAGAAAAACAAGTTGCTGCACAGAAAGCTTTAGCAAAGTTATCTATTGACAATGAACGGCTTTTGGCTACAAAAGAAGCTAAAGAAAATTCTAAAGAGGACAATGCAGAGGATGTTTCTGAAGAACAACCTCAAGCAGCTCCTAGGAAAATTGATCCTAAGGCCGAGGCTTGGGCAGAAAAAAACCCATGGTTTGGTAAAGATGAGGCAATGACTTATGCTAGTTTTGGGATACACAAAAAACTAGTTGATGAGGAGGGTATGAATCCAAACTCTGATGAGTATTATGCCGCAGTCGACAAAAGGATGAGAGAAGAGTTTCCCCATAAATTTGGGGTAAATAGTTCGGAATCTACGAGACCCGTCCAACCCGTAGCTTCTGCTGGTCGTTCAACAACGCAAACAACATCTGGACGCAAAACAGTTAGACTATCTCCGAGCCAAGTCCATATCGCCAAAAGACTTGGAGTACCTCTGGAGGAATATGCTAAATACGTGAAGGAGTAATAGCAATGGAAAATAAAACCGTAAAGACCTCACGCACTGATGCTACTCGTGAAAAAACAAAGAGAGCACAACCTTGGCGCCCACCGTCAAGCTTAGAAGCGCCACCTGCGCCTCCAGGATTTAAACATAGGTGGATAAGAGCTGAAACTCTAGGAACAGAGGACAGAAAGAACATGGCTGGAAGACTTCGTGAAGGATTCGAGTTAGTTCGTGCTGATGAGTTCCCTGATTTTCACGCACCTACGATTGAAAATGGAGCACATGCTGGTGTTATCGGAGTTGGTGGATTATTGCTGGCCCGTATACCAGAAGAAATCGTTGATCAGAGAGCGGAATATTTTGCTGAGCAAACTAAGACGCAAGAAGAATCAGTCGATAATAATCTGTTTAAGGAACAGCATAGAAGTATGCCTATTTCTTCTGAAAGGAATAGTAGGGTTACTTTTGGCAGTGGTAGAACAACAGACAAAAAATAATTTTTGTTATGAGTCCTATCACTTTTATAACAACTAACTGGTTAAGGAGGACTTATAACCATGGCAAATAAAGACGCACCATTCGGTTTTAGACCTGCAAAGATGTTGGGTGGAGCACCATTTAATGGCGGCCAAACAAGTTATGGTATCGAAAGTGGATTTTCTAGTAATATTTTCACTGGCGATGCTGTTGAATTGCACTCAGACGGTACAATTACTGTCGGAGCTGCAGGAGCAACTAATTTAATTGGCGTGTTTAACGGGTGTTTTTATACTGACACAACAGGTAAACCGACATACTCAAAGCATTGGCCTGCAAGCACAGTTGCAAGTGATGCAGTTGCATTTGTGATAGACGATCCAAATGTAATATTTGAGGTTCAAGAGGACAGCACTAATATCGGAGCTTCATGGCCTGATAATAGAGGATCAAATGCTGACCTAGTATCAACCCACGCAGGTAGTACAAAGACTGGAAGATCTGGTATGGAACTAGATTCTAGTTCTATTACTGCTGCGACAGCACAATTTAGAATAGTGGATGTTGTTTCTGATGAATACAACAGCGAAACTTCTAGCGCTAACGGGAACTATCTCGTTAGAATCAACGAAGGTCTTCACTACGCTAATACTGCTGGTATTTAATAGGAAGGACTAAAAAATGGCTATATCAAGAAGTCAACTCGTAAAAGAGTTAGAACCTGGTCTTAATGCATTATTTGGTCTTGAATATGCAAGATACGAGCAGGAATGGTCAGAAATTTTTGACACTGAAAACTCAGACAGAGCGTTTGAGGAAGAAGTAGAACTTTCTGGCTTCGGTAGTGCACCGGTAAAAGCTGAAGGAGCAAGCGTACAATTTGACGATGCTACAGAAGCGTTTACTAGTCGTTACACACACGAAACAATTGCTTTAGCATTTGCTATTACTGAGGAAGCAGTAGAGGACAACCTTTACGATAGCCTAAGTTCTAGATACACAAAAGCTTTAGCACGTTCAATGGCTAACGCTAAAGAAATCAAGGGTGCAAATGTTCTTAACAGAGCATTTAACTCTTCTTTCACAGGCGGTGACGGTGTTGAATTATGTTCAACTGCACACTTAACAGTGTCAGGTGGCAACTATGCTAACGAACTATCAACATCTGCTGACCTTAATGAAACTTCTTTAGAGCAATCATTAATTGACATTGCTGGTTTCATTGACAATCGTGGTCTAAAAATCGCTGTAAAAGCAACTAAAATGATCATTCCAGTTAATCTTCAGTTCGTAGCTGAAAGATTAATGAAGAGTCAGTTAAGAACTGCAACTTCAGATAATGACATTAACGCTATCGGTAACATGGGCATGATCCCTGGCGGATACGTTATCAACCATTATCTAACAGATACAGATGCATTCTTTATCAAAACTGATGCTCCAAATGGTTTGAAGCACTTTAGTAGAGCTCCAATCAAAACTTCTATGGAAGGCGATTTTGATACAGGTAACGTAAGATACAAAGCTAGAGAGAGATATTCATTCGGATTCTCTGATCCTAGAGGTATCTTTGGTTCACCAGGCGCATAATAAATAAAAACTTAGAATGGGCGTATATCGCCCATTCTTCTTGTTGCAAAATTTCTTTAAAATAGTATAAGTTAATAAAGTCACATAGACTGCAATGCAGACGGTATAGAGACTATGTGATGAGGTCTATATAACCAAGGAGGTTTAAAATGGCTAACTCAACATTTAGCGGTCCAGTAAGATCAGAGGGTGGTTTTAACGTAATCAACAAAGCTGCTGGTACTGGTGCCGTAACAGAAACAGGATTTTCTGTAAATTCTACTGGTCAACTAGTTTCTATGGGAACTAGAAAAATACAGTCATTTGTAGGTTCATTAGCGTCTACAAACGCAGCATCAACTGCATATGGAGATGGTGACGTACTTGTAGAGCTTGGTGCATTAAATACAGACGCACCAGATGGTCTAGTGACACCTAGCAAATTTTTTATTCACAGAGCATTGATTGGTATTACAACTGCTGCAGGAGAAACTCTTGTTGGTGGTTTATCATTAAGTGCAACTTCTGGAACAGCTACTAACTCAGCAGTTTCTTCTGGAACTGAAATTGTTGGTGCTGGTGTAACATCGTTTAACGAACAGTTAAGTGCTACACAATCAATTACAGAGGTTGATGTGAACTTTAACAATAGTGCTGGTAACTACCACATATTTGTTCCAAACATTACAGCGGCAATTGCTAGTAAAAACTTATATGCTTTTTCTACAACTGCGGTAAACGCTGATATTACTGCTGGAAGATTTACAGTGGAGTTAGAATACTCAGTATTTTAATAATTAGTGGGGGTTTATCCCCCACAGTTTCTTAATTAAGGAGGGAAACAATGGCAGATACAGTAACAGGACCAACAATATTACAACAAAACGACAATCGTGTTGTTATTAAAATGGTTGTACAATCAGATGGATCAGGTAGCACGACAGTCATGGGAGATGTGTCAGCACTAGCTGCACGTGGAGATGGAACTGCTGTAGCACATCTAGGTTTACTTAGAGTTTGGTATTCTTGTCAAGGTGGAGATGGAGGTAATTCTTTTGCTCGTCTTGATGAAGAAGATTCAGATGGTGATATTCCTATAATTGGATTAACAGGTGCAGGCTATTGGGATTTTAGAGAGTTTGGTGGTATACCAGCAGACAAATCTAGCAATAGTAACGAAAGCGATGTAAATTTTGTTGTACCTAGCACTGCTGATTCAGGTAACATGTATACAGTTATAGCAGAGTTTCAAAAGATATATTAGGAGTAAATTATGCCGTCATACTCAGGTACTAACGCATTTACTCTTACGATTGAAGAGGTTATAGCAGAATCATATGAAAGATGTGGCCTTTATGTAAGGTCAGGATATGATCTTAAAACTGCTAGAAGATCTCTTAATCTTTTATTTACAGAGTGGGCTAACAGAGGTTTAAATCTTTGGACAATAGAACAAAGAACTAAAACTTTAGTTGCAGGCACTTCATCATATGATTTAGATGCAGATTTAGTAGATGTATTATCTGCTGTAATTACAGAAGCTAGTGATTCAACTGTTGATAGACAGATAGAAAGAATTAGTAGAGCAGAATATTTAAACATATCTAAAAAATCTACCTCAGCATCTCCTACTCAATTTTATATTGAAAGAACTATAACACCTAAGTTGTATGTGTATCCAACCCCTGATGCAGCTGATACTTTTAAATATTATGCGATGACTAGAATTGATGACGCTGGTGATTACACAAAAAATCCACAGGTCCCTTTTAGATTTTTTCCTTGTTTAGTATCTGGACTTTCTTATTACATAGCTATGAAAAAAGCACCTGATAGAATACAATTATTAAAACAAGTTTATGAAGATGAATGGCAAAGAGCATCATCTGAAGATAGCACAAGAGCAAGTATTAAAATTGTTCCAGATGTAGGAGTTATGTAATGGCAACAGCTAGAGGAAAATATTCAAAAGCAATTTCAGATCGTAGTGGATTTGCATTTCCATATAGTGAAATGATTGAAGAACATGATGGTGTGTTTGTACATAAATCTGAATTTGAACCAGAACACCCACAAGAAGATAATCCATCTACACACAGGGCGGATGCTGAAGCATTAAAAAATGCAAGACCAGATAGATCAGAACCTGTACAAGTATTACTAGGAGCTAAAACTTTTTTTGATCAAAATAATCAAATGTCTCCTCAAAAACAAAATATAACAATTGTAAAAGCTTCCGTTAGTGGAGTAACTGTGAGTATATCATGACCACATATTCAGAATTAGTAACACAAATTAGAGATTATACCGAAGTAAGTTCTGATGTTTTAACAGATGTGCGTGTAAACGATTTTATAGAACATGCAGAAAATAGAATATTTAGAGATGTAGATATTGATGTATTTAAATCTAATCAATCTGCAAATTTAACTGTAAGCAATCCTTTTGTATCATTACCAGGTGGATCATCACCTGATCCTACATCTTTAGGAACCATAAGAACAATGCACATTTTTCCAGCTTCAGGCACACCAACTAGAACTATGTTAGAACAAAGAGATGTATCATTTATTACAGAATATGCGCCTGACAGGATCC